ATTCATATATACATAAGTGTTTGAATGGCAAATTGTGTAATTATTTTGGGAAAAAGTGGAACTGGTAAATCCACAAGTATAAAAGGCCTTAACCCAAAAGAAACAGTGATTATTAATACTTTGAAAAAACGGCTTCCTTTTAAAGGAAGTAATACTTTATATAATGCCCAAAATAAAAATCTTTTCAATTTAGAAGATTACACTTCAGTAATCTCTTATTTGAATATGATAAGTCATGATGCTGCATACGTTAAAAATGTAGTATTAGATGATAGTATCTACATTATGCGTAAAGAGTATTTTAAAAGGGCTAAAGAAACTGGATTAGTAGCATAACCGTAGTTCAGTATAAATTGTTCAAATTGCTGGGAAATCCTTAGAGACTATAAGCTACAACATAGCTAGTAATGGCAAGTGTGAATGCTTGAAAATTATAGTATTGGGTAATCAGCAGCTAAGGGACTCTTTGAGTTCAAAGTTCAACGACTAAAAGGATAAATGTATGAAATTAAGAAAGGAATTTAATAGAGAGTATAGAATTTGGAAGGCAATGAGGTCCCGCTGTAATGCACCTTGTTATATAGATTCTACTTATCAGAAAAAAGGTATTAAATGTTGCAGAAGATGGCAATCCTTTGAACATTTTCTTTCTGATATGGGACCTTGTCCTTAAGGATATTCTATAAATAGAATTGATAATAATTTAGGATATTTTCCAGAAAACTGTGAATGGGTAGACAATAGTACTCAGGCTAAAAATAGAGGACAATTTACTCCTGTATATCATTATAAAGGAGAAACTCATATACTAAAAGATTGGAGTAAAATTCTAAATATTAACTATTCTACTTTAAGAAAAAGAATTTTTAGAATGGGAATGTCTTTTGAAAATGCTGTTAAATATATTGACCCTCGAGACGAATTAATTGTTTGGAATAACAAAAAATATACAAAACAAGAACTTTGTGATTTGTATAATATTCCAATTCAAAACTTTTATGATAGAAAATGTAAAGGATGGTCCTTACAAAAGATATTAACTACTCCTGTTTCAAAAAGTAATACATAAGATATAGTCTATTCTCTTATGAAAGTAAGAGTAGATAAGACGGTAAATATACGGACTTGGCCTCTCATTTCCAACAGATTATATCTACTTGTGAAAATTTAAGAGAAGACCTTAATATTTTCTTTATACTACATACGGAAGATATTGTATCTGATGGTTCTTTAGTAGGCTATAAGGTTTCCACAGTTGGTAAACTTTTGGATTCTCAGTATAATCCGATAGAAGTTGTACCAATGGTTCTTTTCTCTGCTATTAAATATGATGAGAAAGGAAAACCTCAATATGGTTTTTACACTCATGCCTCCTTAAATGGTAGTGTGGAAATTCCTGCAAAATCGCCTGATGAAATGTTTGCAGATGATTTTATTCCTAACGATTTAGGATTGGTAGTAAAGGCTATGAATGAATATTACGGCTAAAAACCTATTTACAAGATGAATACAAACTTTAAATTGAAAGAAAAATGATGACGAATGCAACTTTGATTGCTACAATTAAAAGAGTAGCACAGAACACTTCAGACATTATCAAAAAGAAGGAAAAAATCAAAGAAAAGATTGAAAATCTCGAACAAAAACAAAGAGAAATTCTTGAAAAGAAACTTGCTAAACTGAAGGAAGAATATGAAAATCTTGCTCAACAACAAGAAATTTTCGAATCTCCTATTCGTAAGTTTACAGGAGGATATGGAACTGAAGACCTTGTAGAAATTAAAGTAATTGAAACAGGTACGGATAAAAACGGAAAACCTATTCGTAAAACAGTTTACGAACTTCGCTATCCTGATACGGTTATACCTCCTTCAGAAGTTCCTACTAAAGAGGGTGAACCAGAAGAAGCTTCAAAAAATGATGTTTCGATAACTCCTTCTCAGGATACTCCCACTGAATTTGTTCCTATGGAAGCAGACAGTGATGATATACCTTTCTCTTAATGAGACGACAAATTTATTTTGATAGTACAAAGATGACATACATTTTAAACGTTTTGTATTTTAATTAAACATGAACAATAAAAATTTAACTTTTATGGCTTTTGCAGCAGGACAAGATTCTAAAGATGCAGTAATTATACCTCGTTACATAGGTGTAGGAGCAGTTAATGTTATTGCTGTTAATCCTAATAAGGCTCAATTGAAGGAAATCTTTAATATGGAACTTGAGGATGAACCTGTTTACATTGGTATTCAGGAACAAGACGGTCAGAAAATTGAATATGCTCGTTTGGATTTGGTAGTTCAAACCGTACCAGAACTCAATGATGATATAGATTTGAAGACACGTTTGTCTTTCTTTATCCGTAATCAATTCCGTTATAATAGGGATAAAACAAAAATCCAGGTTGTTGATGAGTTCGGACGTTCTGGTTGGGTTACTAAAGAAGAACTTGATAAGCATGCCGTACCTATTTATTCTAATGGGCAACCTGCTAATCTTACAACAAATTATCGTCCTTGTTATGTGGGAGAAGAGGATATTATTTCTTTCTTTAAGACATTCTTGAGTATTCCTAGTCCGACAATTAAGAAGGGTGATAAGTGGGTTCCTGCTGATAATCTTGATTTGTGTCGTGCTCGTTTTGACGAAATTGCTAAGACCTTTAAGGGAGACTTTTCGGAATTTATTAACACTTGGAAATTAAGACCTCATAACAAAGTGAAGGTGCTGTTTGGTGTTCGTACTTCTGGTGAAGGAAAACAATATCAAACATTCTACCCTAAAAAGTTCATGTCAAACAGTGCTACTACGTATGATTCTTTGGCAGAGCATCTAAGAAGAACTAAGGAAGCAGGAGGTCTGTCAACAAGCGAATTTCAGGTTGTACCTTTGCAAGAGTATGTTGTAAACAGTACTCCCTTGGAAAATAGCCAACCTGCTGCTGCCAATCCTTTTGGAAATCCTTCCGAAAATCCGTTTTTCCAGTGATAACAATGATGGCTTTTAGTCCTGGTAGAGATTCTTTTAGTGACTATGAAATACTTGAAAGAATTTCTGAGACTGAATTGGTATCTATATATCTGGGTATTAGTAAAATTCCTTGTACTATCAAAAACCCAATGAGAAGGGATAATAGCCCTTCTCTTGGGTGGTATGCAACAAACAGTGGTCGTATAAAGTTTAGAGATTTTGCAACTAATGAACGAGGTACTTTATTAGATTTTCTCTGTATGTATTGGGGAATCACTAAAGAAGAATTACATAAACGTCTTCTATCGCAAATAACAAAAAAAGATTCTATTAATACAGCCAGAATTACCAGTGTTTACTCTGATTTAAAAGATAAAGCTAACCCAAAGTCTTCTACTCTCCAAGTAAGGATTCGTAAGTGGAGTAAAAAAGATATTGAATATTGGGAATCTTTTGGCATACCTCTTAACTGGTTACAATGGGCAGAGGTCTATCCCATTAGTCACACTATTATAACAATAGGTGAAAAACGTTATGTATTCGGAACGGACCCTTTAGCCTATGTGTTTGTAGAGCATAAGGAAGGAAATACTACTCTTAAAGTTTATCAACCGTACAACAAAGCAGGCAGAAAATGGTTGAATAAAAATGATAAATCTGTTATTGGATTATGGACAAAAGTTCCTCCGACAGGAGATAAAATTTGTGTCTGTGCATCTTTAAAAGACAGTTTATGCTTATCTGCTAATACAGGTATCCCCGCTGTTTACATACAAGGGGAGGGTTATAGTATTAGTAAAACAGCCTGCAAGAGCCTCAAAGATAGATATGAAAAAATTTATATCTTATTAGACAATGATGAAGTTGGTATTCGAGACGGTGAAAAACTGGCTCAAGAAACAGGTTTTATAAATCTTGTATTACCAAAAGTCGAAGGAACTAAAGATATAAGTGATGTTTATCATAAATGGCAAGATAAAGAAAGGTTTAAAACCTATATAAACAAAGTATTTAACATTTAAAATTTAAATAATGGAAGCAAGAAACATTACTATCATTAATTCTCGTACACAAACTCGTACTGTAATTACCTCAAGTGCTGAAACACTCGAAGAACTCAAACGTGACCTTGAAAACAATGAAATTAACTACGAAGGACAGACTTTCTTTGAAGGAATTTCAAAAACGGAATTAACAGAAGATTCTGCTATTTTACCAAAGGATTTGCCTTGGAAGGATACTAGAACAAATGACCTCGTTTTCATGTTGACCGAACCTCAGAAGAAAATCCGTAATGGCGCAGTTTCAACAAGAGCAGAGGCTTATGCTTTTATCAAGGAACATTCTCTCCAAGAGGAAATACAAAAGAAATACGGAGATAATTTCACTCGTTGTAAAACTGTGGAATTAGTTGGTTTTTGTAATAATTTTAAGGGGACTGCTAAAACTACTACTACTACTCGTTCTGCAAAAATTCTTAAAGCTGACCGTAAAGTTATAAAAACATCAATTCCGAAAGTGGTAACTCCTGTTGTTGATGATTCAAACAATCCTGGAGTATGTGTTCAAGAACTTTCTTTAGAAAAATTGGTAAATGTCCTTATCGAAAAGGGTATAGTTACAAAAGAAGAAGTAACTACTGGAAGATACGACAAACCAAAATCAACTATTTTTACAGACGAGGATATAGACAAAATGTTTAAAAACAGACGTTAATATCTAAGTGTTTTATGGGAAGCAGAGGCTTTGCTTCGCTTCCCAATTTTTTTAATTCTATTTTTGAAATTCATTGATTTATGACTGAAGAAGAAATATACGATAGTTTAATAGAAAAAATAATAGAATGTATTCCTGAAGAAATACCACAACGTGTAAAGGGTGTTTACGAAAGTGCTGTAAATTTTTTTAGTGCTGATATGGTAGATTTGCAAAAAAATTCTATCAAAAAAATTTGGAGAGATAGTTTACCTATTACTGGTTTTCATTTTTTATGTGAAAAATTAAATATAGAAGAAGAGTCTATCCCTTTTAATTATGATGCCTCTCAACCCTGGTACATTGTGTTAAGAAGGAATAATAATTTAGACCTTTTTAAATCTTTGATAACAACTGAAAAAATTATTAATACAGAATTACCTTTACATATAGTTTTAACCCATTTTAAAGACATTACTGTAACTAACGAAAATAATCAAAGTGTTGAAATTGAAGATATATATACTGCTGTTCCTGTTAATACTTCAGGTAATTTTTCAGGGTTTATGTGCTGGCAAAGAACTACTATTTCCAACTTACATTTAATTGCTGGTTATAGGCATAGTCATCTTCATAAAGGAAAAACACGAAAATGGTTGATTCCTTGTTTAGGAAATGGTCCTATTGTATGTACTATTGAAAATTTAATATCGAACTGGGATTTATCTTTTTGGGATTTGTTCTGGTTAGAACTTAGTAAATGTATAAGAACTGAATCCTTAGAAGGAGGACCTTATATAGGCATAAGCTCAATAGGAAGAAAAGAAAACATAAACGTAAAATACAACTCATTTGATTACGGTTCCATAAAAACTTTGAGTGAGTGTTATCCTGTTTTAATATATGAATTAAGTAAAAAACTTTTACAATCTGGAAAACTGTCATATTCTTTTTTAAGAGGTAGCTTGAGAGTAGCATCTTCGTATGTTGATTTTACAGTACTGGCAAGTAATTACTTTTTGGAATATCTTAAAGAAATAGATGAAGACACTGCAAATTCGTTAGTATCAGATTTAGGTAAGCATAACCATTTTTTTGAGGGGGAAGTTAATAGTAACGGAGAAGTTACACAGTATCTTGAACCTGTTAATTTACCTACTCCTGTAATTGAAGGAGAATCTGAGATTTTCTATTTTAAAGGGGAAAAAGTTCCTTTTGTAGTTGTAAAAAACCCTAAAGAAACTACTAATTCCGTATTCTATTTACTAGGACCATCTATTACAGGTACTATAATCTACCATTTAAATTTTATAATAAACTATATATATGCAAAACGTAACAAATCTTAAACCTGACTTACTAAAAAAT